TGCTTAATCCCGAGTATGGTGATATCACCGATACCGAGACTGGCACGGATCTCACGATGACCTATGGAAAGCCCCCGGGCGCTTCTTTCCCGCAGACGAAGCTGGTGCCTCGCCGGCGCTCTTCGCCGCTATGTGAGGATCTGACTCCGGATAAGTGTGCAGAGCTTCTGGATAGTATTCCGGAATTCTCTGGCTTATTTGAGCGCAAGACCGCGTCGGATGTTCAGACCATTCTCGATACATTCATCAATTCTCAGGTCGACGACCCGGAGACGGTGAGTAGCGAGACTACGAAGTATGGTAATACGAATGGCGAAGCTAACGCTGTTGATACCGCTTTCGCAGAGCTGGGCTCTCTATAATATCCCCCCCGCAGGGAGGCCCGGGGTTAGAGGGGCCTCACACTTATACACACACAAAGGAGAAAAGTTATGAGTAATACCAACAAAAGCGGATATCAACTCCGCACCGATTTGCTAGGAATGGCAATTGGAATTGTGGCGGACCAGACGGCCCGCCAAGTTGAGAATGAACATTTTAAGCCAGAAGGCCAGCGCAGCGCCGTTGCGTCCTATACGACTGAAGATGTGATTGATGAAGCAGAGAAGCTTTACGCCTTCGTTCAGAAGAAGTAAATTACTGACCCACAGGGAGGCACAGGGTTATCAGGTGTCTCACATAGAAAGGAAGAGTTATGACTAATGCTAATTCGAATCGTCTAGAACAACTGATTACTTTACTTGAGGAAACTCGGGACGACCATGATAAGTTCTTCGGCAGCGGAAACAACGCCGCCGGAACTCGTGTTCGCAAGGCAATGCAGGAAGTGAAGACACTAGCACAGGAGCTTCGCGTCGAGGTTCAAGAGAACAAAAACGCAGATTAAACTTTGCCAGCCGCAGGGAGGCCCGGGGATACAGGGGCCTCAAATTATCCAAAGAAAGGAATTTAAAAATGGGTGATATTATTAAAAAGCTCAAAGAATTGAGCGTTGAGGAAACAGATTTCGTAACACTAAGTTACACAGCCGGAACTGATGTGTGGCACATTAATGAGAGTTATGTTGAAGAGACCGTGGGCGAGACAGACACGGCGGCTATGCTGGCAGGCCTTTTAGCAGCGGGAGTTCCGGTGTATAATTATGGTTCTGCTATTTTGGAAGAGATGCGCTTTAGTGGCGCGCTCGATGATTATGACCGCGAGGGATGGTTTGAAGAATATCTGACCGAAGTGCTTGCAACTACCATTTATGATGGTGAGTATGGCCTAGACTATTCAACAGAGCAGTATGATTATAAGCGCGGGTTCTGCAACATTTCAACAGAAGTCCAGGTGCAGGTTGCTGACGTATATGCGTTAGGAGATACCGCCGACAGCTTCGTGTCCGGCTTCGACGTTACGGTCGCGACCAAAGCTGGAAAGCTCACTCTGAACTAATGTTTGCTATTATTTTTGCAGTATTGGGTTGGGGCGCCGTCGGGTGGCTTTTGGTCTCTATGTGGGACACTCGATATCAGATGAGACAACTAGAAAAACAAATATACGCCCTTCAGAGGGATTTCCTTGCTGAAACCCAGCTGAGATATGGAGAGTTTGGTGGCGAAGAGTAAGTCAAAAGCAGGCAAGATTTCAATTGACGGTCTGCGAACCCTAATCAACAAAACTTCGGGCGTGAATGTCGCCCACAATCTGAAGGAAGCAAATCCTACAGAAGTAAAAGAATGGATCCCAACCGGCTCTCGCTGGTTGGATTCTATTGTCTGTCGCGGTAAGCTCGCGGGCATCCCCGTTGGGAAGTTCACAGAGATTGCCGGCCTTGAGTCGACTGGCAAATCATTTATGGCCGCACAGATCGCAGGCAACGCCCAGAAGATGGGAATGACTGTCATCTATATGGATTCCGAGTCGGCAATCGACCCGGGCTTTCTAGAACGTGCAGGCTGTGATATAAGCGAGCTTATCTATGTTCAGGCACAATCCGTTGAACATGTGTTGGAAACGATTGAAAACGTTTTAAAGTCTGGAGCTGAAAGAACTTTGTTTATTTGGGACTCCCTGGCCATGACACCCACCATTACAGACGTTGAGGGAGACTTTAATCCTCAGTCTACCATGGCGATGAAGGCTCGAATTCTTTCTAAGGGTATGGCTAAGTTGACGATTCCTATTGCCAATACTAAGTCTGCCTTCCTGGTTCTCAACCAGTTGAAGACCAATATCCCACAGGGACCGAACGCCCGCATCGTCGCAATGACGACCCCATTTATAACTCCAGGCGGAAAGGCTATGCACTATGTGTATTCCCTGCGCATCTGGCTGACAGGGCGCAAGGCGAAGTCTGCTTTCATCGAGGATGAGAGTGGTTTCCGCATCGGTTCCGAGGTGAAGGTCAAGCTTGAGAAGTCTCGCTTCGGCACACAGGGACGTAACTGTGCCTTTAAGATTCTATGGGGCACCGACGAGGTTGGTATCCAAGACGCCGAGAGTTGGCTGGAAGCTATCAAGGGCTCCGACAATGTCAAGCAAGCTGGCGCATGGTTCTCCCTGGTTCACAAGGACGGAACGGAAGAGAAGTTCCAGAGCGCTCATTGGCTTTCTAAACTGGAAGACAAGAAGTTCAAGAACCGAGTGTTCGAGATCATGGATGAAGAGATCATTCGTAAGTTTGACACACGCGAAGGCAGTGCAGAGGATTTCTACGACGTAGATAAAGAATGAAAGAGTTTGCCAAGTTCTTCCTAATCTGGTATAGTCAGCAAATGGCTATACCTTTTTGGGTTTTGGGACATGTGCATCTGCACTTTGCCAACTACCATACGGCAGTGGAATACGGAGCGTCTATCTTGATGCACCTGATGGTGGGCGCGGGCTTCTGGTTCGATTGGAAACAAAGCAAAAACAACCCTTGACACCGAGGCTCCTGTGAGGTATACTCATAGGAGCTTCATACGTTAGGGGATACAGTTGAAGAACAAGAGATATATAGAGTTTGCCAAGAGAGTGGCAGAACAGTCAAATTACGGAAAGTTTAGGCACGGAGCGGTCCTGGTAAAGGGTAGTTCCGTGCGTAGCATTTCGTGCAACAAGCACCGGCATTGTAGTTTCGGTGCACGATTTCGTAAAGAGGGTCACGGCGAAGCCACCCTCCACGCAGAATTGGGAGCGATCCTCGGGATCGAGCGCTCCACTACACAGGGGTCCACAGTTTATGTGGCCCGTATTAACAAAGAAGGAGAAGCGCGCATTAGCAAGCCTTGTCCTATGTGCGAAGCAGCCATGCGTCATGTGGGTGTGCGTCGCGTCTATTATACCAATGAGCAGGGCAAGATTGAGAGGATGAGGCTATGAAACGCGTCATGATCGTGGACGCTCTGAACGCTTATTTCAGGGCCTTTATTGTCAACCCTAGCCTCTCGGCCCACGGACAGCCTATTGGTGGCTTAAAGGGCTTCCTAGGCATCCTACAGAAGCTGTGTCGCGACATTAAGCCCGACACTGTGGTGATCATCTGGGACGGTCCCGGCGGAAGCCGCAAGCGCCGTGAGCAAAATAAGAATTATAAGGAGGGTCGGAAGCCTATTCGAGTCAATCGACAGACAGACCTATCTGACGAGCAGCAGCGAGCCAATATGGCATGGCAACAACTACGTCTAATGGAGTATTTAAACGAACTCCCCGTGGTTCAACTTCGGTTTGATGAGGTTGAGGCCGATGACGTGATAGCATATGCTACACAGATCGACCAGTTTAAGGGGTGGCAGAAGGTAATTGTTTCCAGCGATAAGGATTTCTTACAACTCTGCGATGATGAGACAGTTTTGTTTCGTCCGATTCAAAAGAAGGTCCACACCAAATTAAATATAGTGGAGGATTTTGATATCCATCCACGCAATTTTGCGTTAGCCAGAGCAATGGCTGGAGACCCTTCTGATAATCTCAAGGGAGTTCCACGCGCTGGCCTAAAAAGTATTTCAAAAAACTTAAAATTTCTTAGGGAGGATAAGGACGCGTCTTTGCAAGAGATTTTTGATTTTTGCTTAAAGAGCGATTCAAAGGCCAAGTTTTTCACGAACGTTTTAGAGTATAGAGATGTAATTATAGAGAACTATAAATTGATGCAGCTGTATGCCCCAGCACTTTCATTGCAATGTCGCGAGAAGGTACATTACTCCTTGAATAATTTTGAATATGATTATAACAAAACTGAGATTATTCGCATGATGAATCAGGATGGCTTTGGGGTATTCAATTGGGACGACCTGCATGCCACAATGAATAGAATTTGTGTTGACAAAGCACTCAGGGCAGAGTAAGATAGGCCATGAGGGAAGCTATGAAGTTAAACGGTGAGCCTGTCAACTTTTCAAAATATGGGAAGTCCTTTCAGGAAAAGCTGTGTATGGTAATCTTGGACGACCGGGCATTTGCTGATCAGATTGAAGAGGTTTTGGATGTAAATTTTCTAGAATTAAATTATCTTAAGTTATTCTTGAATAAGGTATTTAATTATCGCAAGAAGTATGGAGTTCATCCATCCCGCGATATTATGAAAACTATTTTACGCTCTGAACTTGATAATGAAAACGAGCTTACCGCGAAGCAAACACGCGAGTTCTATGTTCGCAGTCAAATCACCAACCTCCCCGATGTGGAATATATTAAGGACACATCCTTGGATTTTTGCAAGAAGCAGAACCTTAAGTCTGCGATGGTTAAGTCGATCGGGCTGCTTCAAAGCTCCTCTTTCGATGAGATTTCCCAGGTTATCAACGACTCCCTTAAATTAGGAATGAACAATGACGAAGGTTACGATTATAAAAAGGACTTTGAAGAACGATTTAAGCCTCGTTTCCGCAATCCGCTAACAACTGGGTGGCCCCTCATTGACGATGCTTGTAAGGGTGGTCTCGGCCAGAAAGAGTTGGGGGTTGTAATCGCTCCCACGGGCGCCGGAAAATCTATGGCGTTAGTCCATTTAGGTACCCAAGCACTTAAGGCCGGGAAGACGGTGGTCCACTACACCCTTGAGCTTCAAGATATGGTGGTCGCCTCGCGCTATGATTCTTGTCTTACCTCTATTCCACTTCAGAATCTCGGCACCTTTAAAGAACGAATTTATGAAGAAGTGCAAGACATCGAAGGAAAGCTTATTGTAAAAGAATATCCCACCAAGACGGCCTCCACTCAAACTGTGCGCAACCATTTAGAAAAGCTGCGCATGCGCAATATTGATGTTGATATGATCATTGTTGACTATGGAGATTTGTTGCGTCCGGTTCGATATCTTAAAGAGAAGAGGAATGAACTCGAATCTATTTACGAAGAGCTTCGGGCCATTGCATCTGAATACGAATGTCCGGTGTGGACGGCATCCCAAACCAATAGGTCAGGTTTGAATGCAGAAGTTATTACAATGGAATCAATCTCCGAAGCATTTAATAAATGTTTTGTTGCTGATTTCATCTTTAGTATTTCTCGGACCATTGAAGATAAAACCACCAATGGCGGCAGACTCTTCGTGGCTAAGAATCGAAACGGCCCCGATGGTATTGTCTTTCCCATATTTATGGATACTGCAACTGTGTGTATCAAAGTATTGGAGCCCTGCGAAGAGGGTGAGTTAATAGAAGTAAGTGCTAAAAAGCAAAAAGAGAACTTGGTGGAGAAGTATAAGAAGTTTAAAAAGAAGAATGGAGGTTGAACAATGTTTGAGGAAAAGGAAGTCCGAGAAGCAAGTCTGGAATACTTTAGGGGGGATGAGCTAGCAACAAATGTCTTTATGACGAAATATTGTCTAAGAGACAAGGGGGGCAAATTCGTTGAGAAAACTCCCGATGATATGCACAAACGACTGGCCAAAGAGTTCGCGCGGATGGAAGATAAATTCATCACCCGCAAGTCCAACCATCTTACAGAGACTGAGATCTACTCTTACCTAAAAGACTTTAAGTACATTGTGCCACAGGGCTCACCGATGATGGGAATAGGAAATGATTATGTTAATATATCTTTATCTAACTGTGTGGTTGTCGACAATCCACAGGATAATGTTTCGTCCATTATGGACACTGGCAAAGACCTTGCTAACTTGTTTAAACGTCGTTGTGGCGTTGGGCTTGATATTTCTGATCTGCGTCCCGAGGGTGCTCCCGTTAACAACT